ATTTGCGCTATTACGTTTGTTAGGCTATCAAAAAATTTAATCATAACCGCCGTGAATGTGCCGTATATGTTTTATGAATAGTACATATAAACGACAATTATGGCAAATGCAAGGGTATAAGCGTGGGTTATGAGCTGCTCTGCAGTTAAATGTTTTTGAGAGTGTAGGTGCTCGCCCTCATCACTCGCTCTAGTGCGTAGCGTATAGAGTCGATGACGTGGTTGTTGTCGTCAATTAGGTCAGGAAGTATGTCGCCGCTAAGCCTGTCTGTTTTATACGAGTATAGCTCGAATTCTCGCAAGGCATCGGTGCAGCGCGGGTGAATAACAACCCGCTCAAACGATTTTATAAACTGTATCCCATCCTCGACGCTGCCTTTGCCTTTTTTGCACGGCTCCATGCGCGGAATTCCGTGTCGCTTTAGGTAGCTGATAGATTCAGGCCTGGCATTGTCAGCTCGAACTATGTGTCGCTCTATCTCTGGCAGTGCGTTTATTAGCGCAGGCGCCGTGACGTCCAAATCTAGCCCGACCTGCGCAAAATCATACTCAACATAGAGTTTGTTTTCGCTAATCCAAAGTTTGCATCCCGCTGTTGGGTCTTGGCTAAACCCAAAGTCTACGCCGTAGTAAGGGCCGTCCCAGCTCTTTTGAGGCTCGAACTCTCTTGTCTCATAGCGTCCTGCAAATACCTGCGCGTCAGATTGCTCGTAATACGCGCCTTCCCATATGTGACGATATAGTGCTGGGTCCATGTGCTGCTCATCGTAGCGCCTATCTTCTTCGAGAGTAGGGGGGAACCACGGGTTGTCGTAGTAATTTACGTCTGCAATTATTGTCCTGCTGTCGGCTACCCCGCCATCGAAGCGCTGAGCCACCCAGCTCTTGCGTGACCTTGGGTTGTAGATGATCCACAGCTCGCTGTTGTCAGCTCTAATTGTCGGCAGCAAGTCAGTCCAGCTAGCGTGCGGAACTTGCTCAGCCTCCTCGACGATGCACAGGTTGATTTGCGCCATGGATTTTATGCTAGTGATGTTGTGCCTAAGTCCTGCGAAGATGAACTCGGTGCCGTTTGATTTGTGCCGCAGATAGTTTTCGCCAACGTCGTACTGGCTAGACAACCATTGGCATGAGTTGATGGCGCTTTTTAGTTCGGCGTGAAAGCTTTCTTTTATTGAGTTCTGAAACTCACGGGTACACAAGACACGAAGGGGCGAAACCGCCCCCAAGATTGCCGCCATCTTTGCGGCGCTAAATGACTTGCCTGAGCCGCGGCCCCCTCGTAAAACTCTAAACCTGTAGCTGCCCAGGGGCGGGCTGAGCACAGGTATTAGTTTTGGCGCTAGCTCAACTCTAAGTGTTGCCATCGTTTTCTGATGCGGGTGCGGTAATCTCGATTTTTGTCGGATTTAGACTTTCGCCTTTTGTGGTGTGGTCTAGGATTTGCGTCTCTTTCCAGCCTGCCTGCGTCTTCATCCAAAAGATCATAGCTGCTGTATCGCCTGACTTTGCTTTATTGAACAAAGCACCGCCGATAGTTGCGTTAGCCTTGGCTTTTGCGAGGTCCAGCTCATCACGGTAATACTTGCGCAGCGTCTTGGGGTCGACACCAATAATGCTGGCAATCGCTTCCTGCCTAGTGCCAACCATCGTATGCAGCTGCACCAGCTCGCGCGTTGCTCGCGTGGGTTCGTGCGGTGGTGCTCCTGGTGATGATGTTTCTTTCATTTTTAAACCTCTAGTTTGCTTATTGTAACAATAAAGGTTATTGTTCTTAACACTGTTTGCATGTATATTCTTCATCGTACGTTAAATGAATACATGCTCGCATTGTAGCATGAAACAGTAAGTGCATATAAGGAGCCAATAATTGACAAACGATGAGTACAGAGCTGCGCAATCAACTCTAGGTCTTACAAATAAACAGCTTGCTGAAAAGCTTGGCGTAACTCAAGACACGATTGTAAAGCGAAAGTCAGGAAGAACACCAATAACAACAGAAGCAGCAATAGCTATTAAAAAACTTTTAGGAGACAGCAATGAGAATTCCAGCAATTAATGTAGATGGTGTAAGTGTTAAAGGCTGTAAGTACATATACGCCCCGAAGGGGCAGGCCGGAGAGTATGCTGTGCTATCAACAAACCCATACAGGGGGTGCGGCCATAAGTGCGCATACTGCTACGTCCCGTCCGTCATCAGGATGAACAGAAATGAGTTTAACTTAGGCGCAAAAGACCGTAATGGTTACGAATCAGGGCTTTTGCGTGACGCCAAGAAATACAAAGATGCAGGAATACGTGAGCAAGTCATGCTTTCATTCACGACAGACCCGTATCACCCTGACGACACCAGCCTCACAAGAAGAACGCTAAAAATACTTAAAGAGCATGACCTTGGGTTTTGTACACTAACAAAAGGCGGCACAAGAGCTTTGCGTGATATAGATTTGTTTCGACTTGATCGTGATGCTTTTGCTTCGACCCTAACAAGCCTTGATGATGATTTTAGCAGAAAATGGGAAAGTGGTGCAGCTCTTCCTAAAGATAGGGTAAGCGCATTAGAGCAGTTCCATGATAAGGGCATATTCACTTGGGTTTCTCTTGAGCCGACTCTTGATACTGACGCAAGCATAAATATAGTTAAAGCAACACATAAGTTTGTTGACTTATTTAAGATTGGGCGAGTTAATTATCTACCCATGACTAAAACGACAGACTGGGAAGAGTACACGCACAGGATGATAGATGTTTGTCAGTCTCTTGGTGTCGATCACTACATCAAGAAAGACTTACAGTGCTACTTGCCCGAAGGATACAACAACCCTTTAAGAGTTAAGCAGCATCACGGTTGATAGTGAACGTGTAATAACGCATAGCAGACCCAGTTACACCTTTTGCTATGCGTTTATTCTCAACACTGCCTGACAGCAAATTAGCTGTTTTGTCGATAACATCATTTATAAACTCGTCATGAAGGACGTGCGCTCTTTTTACTATATGAAAATCTATACCTGTGAAAAACCGCATTCCTTTCGATATTCTGCCTAGCTTTAAATCCATATTAGTCCCATCTGTTAAAACAAAAGAAATTTTTGAGTGGTCACCAACTAGGGGCAGTATGTCTCTCAATATTTCGTATGGTGAGCCGTATGCGTCAATATCAAATATATTGAACTTTGAAATATCTACAAGCCTCAATGCTTTGCGAGCATCTCCGCATATTGTGTGCCTGTCATCAAAAAACTTTACTTTATCAATGCCAGTATACATATCAGACTTATGCCAAACTAGCTTATGCATCTCACCTGCGCCGCAAAAAACTTCGAGCGTGTTTCTTTCTCCATCTATTGAATCAAACGCTGATTGTCGTATTATTTGCTTTACGTTTGTTTTTGCGTTATTTGTTTTTACACCATTAAACTTGCTCATTATCACACCATATTGAAGCACTGGGAATATCTTCTATTGCTCTGCTTACAAGGTTCATAACTTCTGTTCTTTTTTCAGGTGGGAATTTTACTATTATTTCACCAATCGGTTCTTTTTCATCATCCTCATCGTCAAGACTTATACCACCTGTTTCATCAAACAATTTAGATAACTCATCTATATCAAAACCTGTTAGCTCAATGTCAAAACCCATCTCACCAAGCTCGTCCAGCTCAACGCGCAGCATGTCGTCATCCCAGCCCGCATTCAAGGCAAGCTTGTTGTCTGCGATAATATACGCACGGCGCTGAGCATCCGTCAGGTGCGAGGCCTCAATGCACGGCAGCTCTTTTAGCCCAAGCTTTTGAGCTGCCATCACGCGTCCATGGCCTGCAATGATTCCGTTTTCGCCATCGACGATGATCGGATTTAGAAAGCCAAACTCTTTGATGCTAGCGGCAATTTGTGCGACCTGTTCATCGCTATGAGTTCGTGAATTGCGCGCGTACGGAATCAGGCTATCGGTTGAAACTTTTTTATAGTCGGGAAATTTGCTCATACCACCACCAAAAAAACAATCATTGCTGGCATTGTAGCATAATTGGCGCGCCTGGTAGGTCGTTACTCCTGCTACCCAATCAAATACTTAACCAGCGCTGCGACCACCAGCATCGGTGTCAGAGCTGCGCACATGAGTATGACTGTTAGTAAAGTATCGATTAGCTCGTTCATCTCTGCCTCCCGTTAAACCACCGCCTAACACAGTATCCTCGCGCAATGCTGATTGCCGTAAAATACAAACCTATAAGCAAATTATCGCTCAGCGCCACCGATATTCCGAATATCGGGAACACCAGCAGCTGGCTAATCACCGCAACAACATACCCGATAACTACACTTGCTAGCGTCTCAATCATTGATTGTAGTTTTGCTTGTCTTGTCATTACCCTCTCTTTTGATTTTGTCTTGCTGTGCGCACCATAGGGTTACAAATGCAAAAAAACCAGCATCTGCAAATGAAAAAATAGTACTTACGCCAAAAATATAATCAAGGACACGAATAGCAATAATGTAAGAAACCGTGATTGCTAGCCACTTGTAAATCGAACCACCGAACAAATCTTTCATACCACCACCTTTCATTTTTTCACCAATAAATACCCAAAAAATGCAGCGCTTCGTCCATCCTCGTTGCTGCGCCCACTCCACCCTGTGATGCGCTCAAATTGCGTTTTGTTTTTCGCCCAATTGCCACGCTGCGGCTTAAATAAACGATACCCAATACCGTAATGCTCAAGCCACTGCATTAGCTCGTATTGAGCCTGCTGACACCTACCCACGCTCATTGCAATGCGGCTTTGAATTGCTTTATTGCTCCGTGTGTTGCGCCCATAAACAAACGTGTTCGCTAGTACGTCTTCAATGGCAAAAACTGCCGCCGTGTTTGCTTTGGCAAACTCTATAATTTCAATGCTGGTTTTTCTTCCGCACTCCATCAGCTCACCGTTTTTGTACAGTGCAAAGCCGTGCTTCTCACTGTCGGGGTCAATACCTACCACAAGCATTCCTACCTCCTGTAATCAGCAATAGCCCGAATCACTTCGCCCGGGATATCTTCCATTGTCGTGACGTACTTTTCCGCATAAAACGAAAACGCTGCTTTCTCTATTTTTTTTCGCGTGCATCTGCGCCATTTTGTAAATGCGCCTAAATCGCCATGTATGCCGCCCTGGCCTTGGTGGTGGTCATAACAAAGCGGAATTACCCACCATTGCCCAATGTGTACCTTGTTGTGTCTGCCCGTGCTGCCAATCGCATGATGCAGGGCTGCTGGCGCGCCACACTCAAAACAGCCATGCTCAGCCAAGAAGTTGTGAAACCGTTTTTGTTTAGCATTGGGTGCTACCGCTCTTTTCATTATTTTTGAGCCTCCCTGTATTCGTTATAGATTTGCGTAACAATCGGCGACCACTGCACACCCATGTCAGTGCCCGTCGAGTATAAAAACTCAATGAAATTGCTCGCCTCTTCTTTGTTGAAATCGGTAGTGCTTGGTCGCACATAAACAAATCGCTTGCTAATCCAGTTCCACGTGTGACGGCTCGGCTTTCGCAGCGGCGATCCCTGCTGGTCCATTTCGTCAGAAAACGCGTCTACTAGCGCCGCCTTAACATCCTCAAGGCTTGATGCAGATAAACGCCTCTTGTTTCCCTCGGGGTCGGCCACTGCGCCCTGCGCTCGAATATCGCTTATTAGCGCGTGAAACTTTGCGTTTTGCTGTAGCGACCTTGATGGCCTGCCAAGCGTCACAAGCACAGGACCTTTCAGTACCCCCTTGCAAACCATTTCCCACACGCGCAGCATGGTGGTTTTTTTATCCTCATGAGTCACGATCTGCTTCCAGCTCATTATGCACCTCTTAGCGCGCCATGGTTTTTAGGATTACGGATTGCTGAGCTTGTAAGCGCTTTGGCACTAGCACGCCGTAGTAAGCCTCGATGCTTGAATCACGCACGTTTGTTCGCATAGCTTGCCTCCAATCGTTTTATTTCTTTTTCTTTGTGCTTAATGAACTCTTGACGCTTGGCTTCTTGCGCTCTCAGTCTTTCTTCGCGCTGTTTGACCTCTTTCATTTTTGCGTTATTGATCACCATGAAAAGTTTTTTAACCTCTTCACGGCTCCTGTTTAGCTCATCTTCTGTTAACGCCGAAGGGCCCGCCAAAAGCTTTAAATCGCCCGCTGGCTTAACATGCTCAAGCGCCAAGTGACTAACATCATCGCGACTCAACAACCCGTCCTGTATAGCCTGCTCAATCACCGGCTTGCGCTGCTCAATATCCCAGCCGAGCGAAGGGTAAAACTGCGCAGCAATGCCTGCTTGCCTAGCCTGATCAACCAGACGTTTGTAAGCGTCGATAAACGCCATGCGCGCACCCACCTCGTCGCCGTTATCGAGCACCGGCTTAGCCATAGCCATGGCTTTTGTGATTTGCTCAGTGGTGACTACCGTCGCGCTTTCGTCACTGGCTTGCAGTGCGATTGCCCAAGCTTCGTTAGCACCAAGGTGGCCGTCGCTGCGGTTAATGCGCTCGATGATCGCCGCCAGTGTTAGCCGCCCTGTTAACTCGCGCCGGCACAAGCGCAGCGCTTCGCTAATTTCAGCATCGGAGTATTCGGCTAGGTCGTGCGCCATCATTTCCGCTGCCATTACGGTTATTTCTTGGCCAAGCACCTCAGCGGTTGCCACCACGATGTCGGCAATATCAGCGATGCGGTTACTTGTAAAATGGGTTGTCATAAATACCTCCTCGCTTCTCGATGTTTTCGCGAACCTGCTTTGCCACTTCGTAGTTCGCCGCTGTGCGCTCCTGCTGGCGCGCAGTGGTTGAGTTCATGCGCCGGCCCGTTAGCCACTGCGTCCGCAGGCTTTCAGCTCGTGCTAGCAGCAAACCAACGCTGTGCTGTTCGTTAATCACTCGTGCGTCGCTAGTGCTCAGGTAAAACGCTGCCACTTTGGGCGCTTCGCTTTTGCCTAGTCGGTCAACAAGCTGCGCCATCTGCCCTGCTACCCGTGCGTTCCACACTGGCCACACGTTGTAGCGTCGTTGATAAGTGATCGCGTAGTTAGCCCAAACCTTGAACGTTTTTGCGTCTTGGTTTTTAGGGCCTGGCATATCGGGTGGGATTTCGACTCTTGGTTCGTCGTTAGCATGCTCTTGGTTTTTATCGTCAATTAGTTCCGCTTCCAGCACGCCCGCATCGGTGGCGACAGCCTCCGGTGCTAAAGGGGTTGTAGTAGTCTCTGTATGTAATCTATGTGTAGTCTCTGTATTAGTCGTGACACTTTGTTGGGACTGGTCGTGACAATCTGTTACGTCCAGTGGTGACAATTTGTCACCACTAGTGCTAACACTTTGTGAGGACTGGTCGTGACAATCTGTTACGTCTTGTTCTAACAGTTTGCCCTCTATCAGCTCGTCTACTTTTTCCCAGTTCCAGAGAAAGTGATTTCTGGCCGGAATGCCTTTCTTTTCAATAACAACAAGCCCAAGTTGCTGAAATTTCTTAAACGCTCGGCGCTGCGTATGGGCGTTAATAGATGTTTCAGCCTCAATTTCTGCTTGTGTTTTATATACTTCTCTATCGCCAACACGGCTGCGCCAGTAAATGAATTGACACAGTATTACCGCCATGTTTATGTCACCTAAAGCACGAGATATTGAGGGGTAAAACGATACTGGTCGGCCTAGGCCGCTAATTGAGTCGGTTATACTCATGTGGTCACCTGTATTTTATTCACCTTTTGATTGAAGTTAGCCGCCTCGCGAAAGGTGAGGAAACGCTGCCTTGGGTAGCTACTCCCAAGGTGGCGGCAATGTTTATTATACCATTTTATTTGCTTAATTTGCCCACTTTCCTGCCATCCCTGCCTGTGTAACTAGTTGTTTTTACGCATGGCTCCAATTCTGGATTCATGCTTACTGCATCGATAAGCGCGCGAATGTCTCGCATAACGTGCGCATGATTTTTGTTTGTTAG